ATGAAGAGTACATTTTCAGTAATCTACTACCTCAAGCGTCAGGTAGTGAAAAAGGACGGGACAGTTCCCGTCATGGGACGCATCACGGTGGACGGCAGCCAGACACAGTTCAGCTGCAAACTGACTGTCGATCCGAAACTGTGGGACACCAAAGGTGGACGTGTCACGGGCAGAAGCACGGCGGCACTCGAAACGAACCGTATGCTTGACAAGATGCGGGTACGCATCAACAGGCATTATCAGGAAATCATGGAGCGTGACAACTTCGTCACGGCGGAGAAGGTGAAGAACGCCTTTCTCGGACTGGAACACCGCTACCACACGCTGATGCAGGTGTTCCGCCAGCACAACGAGGACTACGAGAAGCAGGTGGAGGCAGGCATGAAAGCCAAAGGCACGCTGCTGAAGTACCGCACCGTTTACAAGCACATGCAAGAGTTCCTCGACATCCGCTACCATGTGAAGGACATCGCCCTAAAAGAGCTTACCCCGGCTTTCATCTCCGACTTCGAGATGTTCCTGCGCACGGACAAGCACTGCTGCACCAATACCGTGTGGCTGTACGTCTGCCCGTTACGGACGATGGTATTCATCGCCATCAACAACGAGTGGCTGACGCGCGACCCGTTCCGCGAGTATGAAATCAAGAAGGAGGAAACAACACGCAGTTTCCTGACCAAAGATGAGATCCGCCTGCTGATGGAGGGGAAACTGAAAAACGCCAAACAGGAATTGTACCGCGACCTCTACCTGTTCTGCGCCTTCACGGGGCTGTCGTTCGCGGATATGCGCAACCTTACGGAAGAGAATATCCGCACCTACTTCGACGAACACGAGTGGATAAACATCAACCGCCAGAAAACGGGCGTGGTGTCCAACATCCGCCTGCTCGACATCGCCAACCGCATAATCGGCAAATACCGGGGACTGTGCGGGGACGGCAGGATATTTCCCGTTCCGCATTATAACACGTGCCTTGCCGGTATCCGTGCCGTCGCCAAGCGTTGCGGCATCACCAAGCATATCACGTGGCATCAGAGCCGCCACACGGCAGCCACGACGATATTCCTCTCCAACGGTGTTCCCATCGAAACGGTCAGCTCCATGCTCGGACACAAGAGCATAAAGACGACGCAGATTTACGCAAAGATAACCAAAGAGAAGCTCAATCAGGACATGGAGAACCTTGCCGCAAGATTGAACGGCGTCGAGGAATTTGCAGGTTGCACCATCTAAAAAGAAAAGCCATGAAACGTGACACAATCATCATCGAGGACAAGGCAGTCAGCGTAACCGGTAACGACGTGTGGATGACCGCCACCGAAATAGCCGGATTGTTCCATACGACCGTCCCGGCAGTGAACGCCGCCATCAGAGCCGTCCGCAAGTCGGACGTGCTGAACGACTACGAGGTGTGCCGCTACATGCAGCTTGAAAACGGGCTGCACGCGGACGTGTACGCCCTTGAAATCATCATCCCGGTCGCTTTCAGGGTGAATACCTACAACACCCACCTGTTCCGCACATGGCTGGTGGGAAAGGCACTCTCACAAGAGAAACGGCAGACATACGTGATGTTCATACAGAACGGAAAAGCCGGGTATTGCTGATTGCACATACCCCATAAGACAAGTAAACGGGTAGCACCACAAAAGGTGTCACCCGTTTACTTTTTCATGAAACCGCCTCACTCCAGCGGCTTGCGGTAGTTCGCTTCCAGTACCCCGCGCAGCCCCGTTTCCGGGTAAAGCACCTTCCCTCCCAAAAGTATGAAGGGCAACACGCGGTTGTTGCGGTATTCCTGCAAGGTGCGCCGGCTCACACGGAGCAGTTCCGACACCTCGCCGTCCGTCAGGTAACGTTCCCCGTCCAGCGGAGGACGGTAGCTTTCCAGAAATGCGGACAGCCATTTCGAGCCTTTGCGCATATCCTGCACCACAGAGGCTATCGGCTCGTCTTCCATCGTAAAAACATCGTTGTTCTCGTTCATCATAACTTCGGATTCAGTGGGTGAATAAATCAAATCATCTGCCGTGCGGATAGAGCGTGCCGACAAGCGGTATCAGCCGCTTCACCTCCTCTGGCTTGTAATAGAACCTGCGGTTTATCTGCGAGTAGCCGATAAGCCGCCTGTCACGCAGCGTCTGCAACGTGCGCGGGCTTATTCTCAACTGCCCGCAGACCTCCTCGCCCGTGAGCCATCTTTCCATGCGCCCCGTGTCGCTTTTGCGCCTCAGGGCGGCGACCTTCTCCGAGAGTGCGCCGAATGCCGCCACCATCATCTCGAAAGTCTTTTTCTCGATAGATACTATTTCCATATTCATGTCATTTAGAGTTTGCCGCAAAGGTAACGAAACGGCATACAAGACGTATCGTTTTCCGCTGAAAGGCTGCCTGTTGCGCCGTTTGACCGGGTTACGGAGCCATCTTCCGCAAAAATCTTACGTGAGTCACGTAGTGAGTTGTTAAAGCCCCTTTTGTTTATTGCCGAATTTTGTCGCAGAAACAAAAAGAAAGGACTGAACATGAAAGTGATAACAATGGAAAGTTCCGCCTACAAGGAGATGATGGCGCAGATTGCGAACATCGCAGGGTACATCCGCGAGGCAAGGGACGAGAAGAAACGGAAGCGGGAAACCGAAGACAAGCTGCTTGACACGGCACAGGCGGCGAAGATGCTCAACGTGAGCAAGCGCACCATGCAGCGTATGCGCACCGACCACCGTATCGAGTATGTGGTGGTACGCGGAAGCTGCCGCTACCGCCTTTCCGAGATACTGCGGCTATTGGAGGACAACACAGTAAGGAACGAGGAAGGGACAATAGACACCCTGTTCCACAACCACACGCTGCGCACGGGCGGCAAACCAAAAGGAAGGAGGACATAGGTCATGGAACTGCTCACACGAAACAACTTCGAGGGCTGGATGCAGAAGCTGATGGAACGGCTCGACCGTCAGGACGAACTGCTGCTGGCGATGAAGGCTGAGGGGAAACAGCCCACTATCACGGAAAGCATCCGCCTTTTCGACAATCAGGATTTGTGCATGTTGCTCCAGATAAGCAAACGCACCCTCCAACGCTACCGCAGCGTAGGCGCATTGCCCTACAAGACGCTGGGCAAGAAGACCTATTACAGCGAGGAGGACGTGCTGACATTCCTTTCCAACCATATCAAGGACTTCAAAAAGGAAGATATAGCCTTCTACAAGGCTCGTATCCATAATTTCTTTCATAAATAACCCATTAAAACATTTTTCAGATGGCAAAGAAAAAAGACGAAAAGGACGTGCTGGTAGTCCGTGACGAGAAGACAGGCGAGATCAGCGTGGTAGCCGGGCTGAACGCGGACGGCACACCCAAGCGCACCCCCGCAAAAGCGGAGAACGCGCAGAGTTTCCTGCAATTCGACCGACATGGCGACGTGCTGGACAACTTCTTCAAGAACTTCTTCCGGCAGTGCAAGGAACCCAGCCGCTTCGGTTTCTACCGCATTGCGGCAGACCAAGCTGAAAATCTCTTAGAGGTGATGAAGCAACTGCTGAAAGACCCCGAAGCGAACAAGGAGCTGCTCGCCCCTCACAAGGTGGACACCTCCGACTATGAGAAGAAGGTGCAGGAAGAGATGGCAGCACAACAGACAGAGAAACAAGAACCTCAAAAACAGGAGAACATGGAACAACGGAAAGAACAGCAACAGGACAAATCCGAACAGATGCAGGGCAAACGTGGCTACCAGCCCATCGACGAGAGTAAAATCAACTGGCAGGAGCTGGAGGACAGATGGGGCGTAAAGCGGGACAACCTTGAAAAGTCCGGCGACCTTACGAAGATGCTCAACTATGGCAAGTCCGACTTGGTAAAGGTCAAACCGACCTTCGGCGGCGAATCATTCGAGCTGGACGCCCGCCTCTCCTTCAAGAAGGACGGTGAGGGAAACATCAGCCTCGTGCCGCACTTCATCCGCAAGGAGCAGAAGCTGGATGAGTACAAGGAACACAAATTCTCCGACAATGACCGGAAGAACCTCCGCGAAACGGGCAATCTCGGTAGGGTCGTGGACATTGTGGACAGGGAAACGGGCGAGATCATCCCCTCCTACATCAGCATCGACCGCAAGACGAATGAAATCACGGACATTCCGGCAAGCAGGGTGCGCATCCCGGAGCGCATCGGCAAGACGGAAATCACCACGCAGGAGCGGGACATGCTCCGCGCCGGACTGCCCGTACGCGACAAGCTCATCGAGCGCAACGACGGCAGAAAGTTCGTCACCACCCTGCAAGTGAACGTGGAGCAGCGCGGCGTGGAGTTCGTGCCGGGAACCGGCAAGTCGCCCCGTACCGCACAGACACAGGAAACCAAAGGCGACACATCGAAAAGTCAGGCGCAGGGCGGGGAAAATGCCGCACAGACCAAGAAGGAGCAACGCCGCAACACGTGGACGAACGAGGACGGCAGCATCCGCCCCATCAGCAAATGGAGCGGCGTGAGCTTCACCGACCAGCAGAAAGCCGACTATGTGGCGGGTAAAGCCGTGAAGCTGGAGAACGTGACCGACAAGCAGGGCTTCCATGCCACGATGTATATCAAGTTCAACCCGGAGAAGGGACGCCCGTACCGCTACGACACGAACCCTGACAATGCACAGCAGGTTGCTCCGTCCAACGAGAGCCGCACGCAGGTGGCGGTGAACAACGATGGCAAGACCAACGAGGCTACAAAGAATCTGAGAGAGCCGTTGCAGAAAGGTCAGACCAACCCGAAGGACGCCCGCCAGCAACAGCAGCAGGAGAAGCCGCAGAAGAAAACGGGCAAGGGCATGAAAATGTAATCCCGTGTCCGCCACTGAATCCAAAATAAAATCCAAAGTATCAACAAAAAAGAAGAAGACATGAAGACAATCATTGCAGAAAAGCCCTCCGTGGCACGTGAAATCGCCCGCATCGTGGGCGCGACAAAGAGAGAGGAAGGATATTTCGAGGGAGGCGGTTATGCCGTGACATGGGCATTCGGACACCTCGTTCAGCTTGCCATGCCCGACGGCTACGGCGTGCGCGGATTTGTCCGTGACAACCTCCCGATTATTCCCGACACATTCACGCTCGTCCCCCGTCAGGTCAGGACGGAGAAAGGTTACAAGCCCGACAGCGGCGTGGTGTCGCAGATAAAAGTCATCAAAAGACTGTTCGACACAAGCGAACATATCATCGTGGCGACCGATGCCGGACGCGAGGGAGAGCTTATCTTCCGCTACCTCTACCACTATACGGGTTGCACCACTCCTTTCGTGCGCCTGTGGATCAGCTCTCTCACCGACAAAGCTATCCGCGAGGGACTGCGGAAACTCGAAGACGGCAGCAAATACGACAACCTCTACCTCGCCGCCAAAGCGCGGAGCGAATCCGACTGGCTCGTGGGCATCAACGGCACACAGGCGTTATCCATCGCCGCCGGACACGGCACGTATTCCGTGGGGCGGGTGCAGACACCAACGTTGGCTATGGTATGTGAACGCTACTGGGAGAACCGCCGCTTTACGTCCGAAGCATTCTGGCAGCTCCATATCGCAACGGACGGTTGCGACGGCGAAGTCGTGAAATTCTCATCCTCCGAGAAATGGAAAGAGAAAGAACCGGCGATGGAACTATATAATAAGGTAAAGGCGGCAGGTTGCGCCACTGTCACGAAAGCCGAGCGCAAGGAGAAGACGGAGGAAACTCCCTTGCTCTACGACCTGACCACGCTCCAGAAAGAAGCCAACGCCAAGCACGGCTTCACGGCGGAACAGACGCTTGAAATCGCGCAGAAACTCTACGAAAAGAAGTTGATAACCTATCCGAGAACGGGAAGCCGCTACATCCCCGAAGACGTGTTTGCCGAAATTCCCAAACTGCTCGCTTTCATCGGCACACAGCCCGAATGGAAAGACAAGGTGCGGGCAAAAGCCGCCCCGACACGCCGCAGCGTGGACGACGGCAAGGTGACAGACCACCATGCCCTGCTCGTCACGGGTGAGAAACCGCTCTTCCTCTCCAAAGAGGACAATACCATCTATCAGATGATTGCCGGGCGCATGGTCGAGGCATTCTCTGAGAAATGCGTCAAGGATGTGACCACTGTCACGGCGGAATGTGCCGGAGTGGAGTTTACCGTAAAAGGCAGCGTCGTGAAGCAAACCGGATGGCGTGCCGTCTATGGCGAGGAAAAAGAGGAAATTACCATCCCCGGCTGGCAGGAAGGCGACACGCTGACACCGAAAGGCTCGTCCATTACCGAAGGAAAGACCAAACCCAAGCCGCTGCATACCGAAGCCACCCTGCTCTCGGCAATGGAAACGGCGGGCAAGGAAATTGAGGACGACGCACTGCGGCAGGCGATGAAGGACTGTGGCATCGGTACTCCCGCCACACGCGCCTCCATCATCGAAACGCTTTTCAAGCGCGGTTACATGGAACGCTGCAAGAAGTCGCTTGTTCCCACCGAAAAAGGACTTGCCCTCAATTCCGTCGTCAAGACGATGCGCATCGCCGATGTTGCCATGACGGGCGAATGGGAAAAGGAGCTGGCGCGTATCGAGCGCGGGGAACTGTCCGACGACACCTTCCGCAAGGAGATAGAGGCGTACACACGTGAGATAACCTCCGAACTGATCTCGTGCGACAAGCTCTTCGGCAGCCGTGACTCCGGCTGCGCGTGTCCCAAGTGTGGCACGGGCAGGATGCGGTTCTACGGCAAGGTGGTACGCTGCGACAACACGGAGTGCGGACTGCCCGTGTTCCGGCTGAAAGCGGGACGCACCCTGTCCGACGATGAAATCAAAGACCTGCTCACCGAAGGGCATACCAAGCTGCTCAAAGGGTTCAAGAGCAAACAGGGCAAGAGTTTCGATGCTGTTGTCGCCTTTGACGGGTGGAAAATATAAAGTCGCTTGACCCACTATTATAAAAGTCACCTGACCCACCTTTATAACCGAAACTGATCCACTTTGATTATAATAAAAACTGACCCTACAGAATATACCATATTTCAGTCTTGTTTTTGTACTTTAAAAAGCATTTTAACCCGGTATTATTAACCGAATAAAAATTTTAAAGAATGAAAATAAGAATCAAGCACATACTGCGGTGTTACCAGTCAGGAATGAGTATCCGTAGTATCAGTTCTTCTCTTCAGATTTCACGTAATACTGTAAAACGGTATGTCCGTATATACGAAGATATGGGTATAGAGCTGGAACGCCTGTTGAAAATGGACGAGCATCATTTGTATGAACTTTTCAGTACTGAGACAGACAACGAATCAGCAGGATCTGCAGAGTATATGTATCTTCAAGAACATATACCAGAGTACATTAAACGACTTAAATCCCGTGGAACAACAAGAAGGTCCTTGTATGAGGAGTATCTGAAAAACCGTCCCCAAGGTTACAGTTACTGTTCATTTTGCTTATATATCAGACGTGAGAAGGAAGTAAAAATACCTGTTGGACGCATAGATCATATAGCGGGTGATCAGATGTATGTGGATTTTGCCGGTGACAAACTCTATATTTCAGACAGTACTACAGGGAATAAGATTCCCGTAGAAGTCTTTGCTGCGATACTTCCTTGCAGCCAGATTACTTATTACGAGGCTGTACCATCGCAAAAGAAAGAATATCTTATCCAGGCATGTGAAAATGCTTTCCATTATTTTGGAGGTGTCCCCAATGCCATAGTTCCCGACAACCTCAAATCTGCCGTAACAAAGCCCAGTGGAATAGAGCCTGTAATAAATGATGACTTTGCTGCATTTGCAGACCATTACGGATGTGTTGTCTTTCCGGCAAGAGTTCGCAAACCCAAAGACAAGGCTTTGGTTGAAAATGCCGTAAGACTGCTTTACAGGGAGGTCTATTCAAAGATGACAGGATTGAAATTCAATGATCTTGAAGCCTTGAACATAGAAATAATGAAACATACGGATGCATTAAACAGCCGAAAGATGTACAACCGCAGCTACAGCCGTAAGGAGCGTTTCCTAGAGGTAGAGAAAGACAGGCTGCATACATTACCGACTACAAGATTTATATCAAAAAGCCGGAAAACGGCAACTGTCATGAGAAACAGTTATGTATCGCTTAACAATCACTATTACAGTGTCCCTAAAGAGTATATCGGCGATACTGTAGAATTACTGTATGATGGGGACACAGTGGAGATATATCATAAATTCAGACATATAACGACACACCGCAGAGATGATACTCCTTTTACATATTCAGAAAAACCTTCCCATAAACTTCCCGGAGTACTACATGAATACAGAATCAGAATGGATGATGTATACCGAAAGGCACGTGAAATCGATCCGGTAGTGGAAGAGTATATAAAGCTAGTGGCTGTTGCCAAAAAATATCCCGTTCAGGCCGTACGTTCAGCTGATGGTATATTATGTCTTGTGGAACGTTTCGGACACGACAGAGTGGTTCTTGCATGCCAGATAGCAATGGAATCATGCATGTTCGGATTCAACGAACTTGAAAGTCTTCTGGTAAACAGGGAAGATGAAAAGTATCATGTACAAATGGAAGGGCTGGCTCCCGAACTTACCACTAAACACAGAAATCTCAGAGGTAAGGATTATTTTAACTCTAAAAACATAGAAAAAAATGACAAGTAATAATAAAACAAACAGAACTGTCGGAAAAAATATGGACAGAATAATGGAGTTACTCTCTAAATTACGTTTTTACGGTATGCTTGAAACATACAGAAATGACTGCAGGACAACATCCTCTGATGGTATGACAAACGATGAGTTCCTGAAATGGCTTCTTGAAAGCGAGTATGATTACAGACGTAATGTAAGCATTGAACGACTGATAAGGTCTGCAAACTTCAGATATAAGGCATATATGGAGAAAATAGACTATACAATAAAACGGAACCTTGACCGAAACCAGCTCGAGAGACTTGCTTCTCTTGATTTTATAAGAGACGGACAGAATATTTTTATCACAGGAAGCTCCGGAACAGGCAAAAGCTATATAGCTTCAGCAATAGGATATGAAGCATGCAAAAATGGAGTCAGGACCTTATACTCTAATGCGTCAAAGCTTATGGGACAGCTTAAACTTGCCAAAAACAAGGGGACTATTGACGCAGAGATGAAAAAAATTGAAAAGTGTTCACTTCTTATTCTTGACGATCTGTTTCTTATAGGACTGGATGCCAAGGAAAGGTCAATCCTTATGGAAATAATAGAAGACAGACACGGATTAAAATCAATCATAATAACATCACAACTTCCTGTTGAAAGTTGGTATGATGCAATTGGTGATCCTACGGTAGCTGATGCAATCCTGGACAGAATTGTACATACTGCACACAAAATTGAACTTACGGGAGATTCTGTAAGAAAGATTAATGCTAAAAAGAAGTAGTATCTACTGTAAAGAATTATAATTGAAACTGACCCGGGTTAAAATGCATTTTTCTCTACTTGGTTCTAATATATTTTTGATGGGTCAATTGGGAGTATAATAGTGGGTCAAGCGACTTTATATTTTCCAGTATATCCCATAAAAGGACTGACAAAACTGGCAAAAGACGTGCCATATTTAACTTGGCACGTCTTTTGCTCTATCACTTGATAGATTATCGTAGGATTTTCTCGTTAATTGACATCGTTGAGCCATTTTTGCCTATCGGTTTCCAAATAACACTTCAAGTTGTAAGTGTTGTGAGAGCAATACAAAACATAGTTATTAACCATAAAAAGTATAGCGAAATTATGAAGAAAGTATTTAGGAAAATTCAGAAAGGAACAACAAAAATGATTGAACGTATCAAATCGTTGGGGGAAATGGAGACGAAGCAGAAATGTGTAGTTCAACGGTTCGAGATTATCATTCCCCTCCACCAAAAAATAACGACCCAATATATAGCCTCCGCAAGTTTTACTTGCGGATTTTTTAGTTATCGCAGATTGGACAAAGGTTTCTTTGCTACTTTCTTTGTCCGCCATCATGCTCACTGAAAGAAAGTAGGGCGGCTCTCGCCGCCCCGCCACTCAAAAGCGTGTGTAAAGTCCCGTCACCATCGTGAACATTTCCTCCAGCATATCAAAATAGATACCCTCGTGTACGGCAATGTCCTTTGTCTTGCACTCAAAGGTCTTTTTGCTGAACGTCCTGCGGTAGAAGCGCATATTGTAGAGGTCTGCCCCTTCGTCATAGATGATGTCAAGGCGGTTGGCACTTGTTTTGTTCCTTGCAAGGCTCATCCGTAAGCCGTTGCCCATATCTATGAAATCACGGCTACCTGTCATGGCGGTGAAGCGTTTTCCGCCTATCTGCTGTAATATCGTCTTGGCTATCATATCTTTTGTTTTTAGGGTTTTAAGTATTGGCGGTGCGGACACCGCCATCCCGTTCAAAATTCTCGCATTTCGGAAATGGGGGTCTGCCGTTGTAGCCACTCTTTCACACATTCCATATTGTACTCGCTCGTGATGACTGCCGTATGGCTGTCGGTGGCGGTGAAACGTGTGCTTTCGTAATCATCTATCCACCCCTTGAGGGTGTCCGTTCCCCACGCTCCGGTATCGTCAAAGATACCGTCCAATGCCGTGATAGGTTCGCTGAACTTGACTATCAGCGTTTGATAGGTCGTGTTCATAGTCTGTCCTCCTTTCCCTTCTTTGCGTTCAGCCACTTGTCCCGTGCGGCTCGGCACTCGTCCAACGTGGGTTTGACACAAGAGAACAATTCTCTGTCTATGGGGTGGCGGTAGTCGTACTGCACAAGTGTCCGCCTGCGTCTTCCGATACCCGATTGGAAACGCTCGTATTTCTCCGTACCTGCTTCCGCGCAGGTGCTTACTCCGTTGATGGTCATTCGTGTTGTCATAATGTTGCTTTTTAGATGGTTAAAAATGTACTGACAGAACTCTGTTCTTCATCACCATTTCGGGGTTGCTTGTGTAGCGTTGGTGCAGGTAGAAATGGTGTGAGCCGAAGCCGTAAAGGAAAAACTTGTCAAGTTCGTGCTTCTCGGCAAACTCCTTTACGCTCTTTCTCAATTCCCCCTCACTCGTTGTGAGAGTGAGGAGGTTCACAAATTCAAGGAACATCGTGGGGATTGCATCATCCCACACACAAATCATACTTTCAATTCTTACTTCCATATCAATGTTGTTTTAGGGGTTATGCTATGCCGCTTTCATCCGCTCACGGATAAGGTTGGCGTTCTTGTTCACAAGGTCTATGATGCGCTCGTGATATTCGGTGTCCTGGTTGTGCTTGCCGTGGCACTGCACCACTTCGAGGGTTCGCAAGTCCACCTCTACGGTTTCAATAATCTCATCGCCAATCCTTGCCGATAGTATGAGGGTGTCGGCTTTCTTGTAGTATCCACTGCCAAACACGCAGATGCCCTGCGTCTTGCCCTCGTTGTAATACTCGTCTATGCTTTCAAGCACCTTGACGATTATTTCCTCGTCCGTGATTACCAAGCCGAAGAATTTGGATTTGTTGGCGATGAAATCCTCCGCATCTTTCTTTCGTTGGAGTTGTCGCTGTTGCTCACGCTCACGCCTTTCAATCTCCCAACGGCGTTGCTCTGCGGCTCTTTCCTTCTCGTGTATGGCTTCAATTTTTCGGGTTGCGTTGTCGTGTGCCGCCATGAAATCTTCGGGACAGATGTTCTTCGGGTTACGGAGGTCTTGACCGAGTTTTTTGAGCATACGCAGATAGTCGCACCACATTGAGAGGTTGTCTATCTGATACTTGTGACGCTTGGCAATCAGATATGATGCCCAACATTCATCGGCAGTACGGGTATTGAAAAGAAAGTGTTTCATGACCTCAATCTCACCGCCTTTCATAAGGGTTTCAATTCTTGGGTCTGAAAGCAAGGCTTTGAAAAGACGCACGGGGGAGATGCCGTGGAAATCGCCCTTGAAGCCGTTACGTCTGAGTTGGGGCAATATCCTCATCTTTGGATATGCACAGCTTCTTGCCACCACATCATCGTATAGGCTGTTGTGCGGTCTTACCTCCATATCGCTGCCTAATGCCCACACATCGCAATAGCAGAAAAGGAAGCCACGGAGCAACGCCATGTCCGTAACCTTGCCGTCGGGTGAAATCCAACGCTGCACGACCTCGTGGCAGTAGAAACGCATCGGTTCGCCTTTCCTGCTCTCGCATCTGACCTGCGCCACGCGGATTACCTGATACCCTTTGCAGGTGGTTATCACGCTGAAATTCTGCGTTTCCTTGTAGATGCGTCTGCGTGTGTCCTGCACTTTGAGTTCGGCATGGCATTTGGGGCAGGTGCAGCCTTCAAGGGTGTCGCATAGTCCGCTGTCGCTGTGCCACTCGTGACCGCAGTCGGAACAGGTGATGTTCCCTTTCTTGGTGCGGTAGCCGATATGCTCAACGCAGTGGCGGTATGCCCAATCTATTTGTGTCGCTGATATGGGGCGAAGGTTGGCGGAAAGTCTTGCCACCTCTTTCTGTATCTTGGTCTTCGGTTTCATAAGCCTAAATCAAATAATGAGGGTTGGGGTTGGTTTTCTTTTCTCGCTGACGGTCTGTGGCGGTTCTGCAACTTGCGGAGTTCCTCCTCTTGGTATTTGCGGACAGCGTTCTGACGTGCCTCCGCCTTTTCCTCTGCCGTGAGTTTCACAACGTGGTTCACAACCACTTGGCAGTCCATCGGTTTGCCCACCTCTATCTCGTTTTCCTCATAGTAGTGGATGGCTTGCCCGAATATCTCTCCGTCCGTGAAACCGTTGCAACCGCTTTTCTGCACATAGTTCAGAATGTGGGTCACGCACTCGTCCATGTTCTTGGCAGGGTTGCGGTACTTCTTTGCAAATAGCGCATCTTCCTCCGCACGCTGTTCCAAGTACATATATATCGTTCTCTTGAAATGGTCTGTTCCTTTCATATCGCTGTCATTTTTAGATTATCTGTTTCAGTATCTCTCTCCAATAGGTCGGCTCTACCTCGCTGAGAAGGAAGTCCATGAAATCCCTCCGTGCGTCCTTGTTCAGTTCGTGGTACAATCTTCGGAAAGTTTCAAAATTGCCGTTGATGTACGTTTCCACCATATACACGAAGATGTTGTCCACCTCGTAATATCTGCACTGCTGCGCTGCCGTCTTGCTGTTTCTTTTTGCCATGTCGGTAAGGGTTAAAGGGTGAATAACCAAAGGATGAAGCCAAAGAAGGCAATGGTGGAAAGGATAGCCACGATTACACCTATCGCCACTCGGAACACTCCGTTTACAATCTCTCTGATGATGCCCCAAAGGATGCCGAACACCCCGAAGGCGGTGCGCATCATCAAGCCGCATATCGCCAACCCGATGTGTTGCGCCATTTGTCTGAAATTTGCCGTTGCCGTCATATCTTCGCTGTTTTTGATTTTTTTGTTTTTAATGCGGATTCAAGAGCTGAGGGAGTTGAGTTTCAAACTATCTTATCTGCCTCTCGTTTATCCGACATTTTTTTTATGCGTCTTTCTGTCGCATCGGTCGTTTTCGTTTCGGGTGCTTGAAAAGGTAGGGATTAGGGAATGCAAGGTTTTTCGGTCAAAATACTACCCGCAGGGCTGGAGATTTTTACCGAAAACAGGAGGCTTGACCTTGCTTTCCCGTCCAATCCCGGAATTACCTTTGCGCCCAGAACGAAAATGACTGACTGATGCGGCTTACTGAAAGGCGCAAAATGGAGGTAAACGAAAACAGAGGCAGATTGTGTAGAAAAAAACTTCAGGGGAAAATCCGTAAAAAAAAGAATCACCAAAAGGAAAAAGACATCACCGGAAGCGTGAAAAGGGCAAACCACAACAAAGGAAGTATGATTGTTTCCGATCCGACGGAACTTGTTCAGCCGGGTGGCAACAATCATTCTTCCCGGTTTGTCCGGCTGTGTGTGGGCGCCTGTTTCATTCATGGGGCAGGCTGACACACTCTGCATTCACTTTCCGCTTCCGGCAAAAGAGACAGCGAAAAAAGAAAAATCATTTGAAAACCCGTAAAAGCACCTCTTGGCATAGGCGCAAAAGAAAGGGGCATTGCTTCATCTGTCTAAACATCGTTTAGGCGTGAGGCAATGCCCTTTTCTCCAGCTATGCGGTAGTCGGCACACGTTTGTTCCAAACTCGTTTTGGGCAATGGTGTGCCGACGGACAATACCGCTTTTACGGAAAATTCTTATGAATGAGGGGATAAAAAACGGGAGTTTATATCAAAATCTCGAATTAAATAGCTACTTTTGCATACGAAGAGTTCTTTGAAGGTTACGCAACGCGCAGAAGGATAATGCAGTAGATAACTAACTAAATCGTAACCTATTACTATCAAGAGCAATTAACCTACGCTCATTTCCAATAAATTACACTCTTTTCGTAACTTCATCGTACTAATATACATAAAAGAGGGATTACCCCGTGTAGGATACGCCCTCTCTTACCTAATCATTATTATTTTAGAATTTACTTATCAAGAAATGATTTCTTCATTCTGGCGATGTCAGTCAGATAATCTTGTAAATCTTGTTCATGTTCCTCCTCTTCGGCAAGAATATGTTTTGCGATGTCGCAGGTCGTGAAATCTTTCCCATTGGTAAAGTCGGCAATCTCCTGATAACGAAGGATTGCACAGCGTTCGGAAGCAACGTTGTCTTTTAGTAAACTAATGGAATCAAACTCTTGTGGAGCATCATATTTGCATCTCGCCAGTTCAAACCATTTCTTAGGATCGAGCACCGGAACACCTTCTAGTTCGATGATGCGGTTGGCAAGCAATTGTGCGTGTCTACGCTCTTCTTCAGCATGTTCCTCAAACTCGCTCTGCACATCGGCACGCATAGCTCCTTCTACTACTAATGCACCTACCCAATATTGGTAGTATGCCAACCATTCTTCAGCCAATGCTGCGTTCAACTGTGAAATCAAACTTTCCACATCTAATTTCCCTTGTAGGATTTTTACACTTTCTCTAGCCATAATTTAATGTTTAGGTTAATATGTTTAAGCTGACTATGTAACAGCCTGAACTTATTTTTGTTTTAGAGGTTTGCCGGTTTTAACAGAAAGAGTGTTTTTGTGGGAATTCTAATGTTCTACGCTAAACTAAATTTTTACTCAATGCACAAAATTCTCGTTTAGCGTATCGCATTTATAACCGGCAATTGGTTCTCGCCAGTTATTTTTCAGAATATCCCTCGATAAATGTCCTTGTATTCTCTTCCCTGTGTATTTGAATGGACAAATCATCTGCCATCCTACACCAACTGCACCTTATGTTGTTGAATACTAGTATGTTAGTAGTGTGTAGGATAGTGGTGTAGGATGGTTGCAGATGCGGTGTATCCTACACCTTTCCCTTGCTCATCTTTACACTTTTCCTTATTTATCCTTATACACTTTTCCTTGCCATCCTGCTTTTCGCCAAGTGTTTCCCCCGCTTGAAACTTTAGTTTCCCCTGCTTGAACTTCTAGTTTCCGTATGTTTAGGGTGAAACGTATAGTCGTTTTAGCCGAATCGTATAGTCGTATGGGGCGAATCGTATAGTCGTATGGGGTGACAGATACGTATATCCTACACCATCTGTCACCTGTATCCTACACCTGCTTAATTTGTTGCTGTTCAGTGAAATAAGTTGTAGATGGTGTAGGGTGGCAGATGTTTTTCATATTTGGAAATGCTATGTGATAAAGGGGGATGAACTCTTCACATACAAAGTTTTCTCTTTTTTCTCATCGAGATTATAGTGAGGGGGCTTATAATTACATCCTTTCTTTTAAGGTTATATTATTTCTTGTTGTGAAAATAACTGCTGTAGATATTACTTATGAGTTTTGTAGTGTATATCTACAACAGTATTTTTTTTACTGTCGAATAGAAATCTGGAACATTTCTATACATTCTTTCAGTGCTTGTTCATGATTAACCGCACTTTCTACACAAACGATTCTACCATAGTCTGAGTCCTGCCAATGTACGATGTGTTCTTTTACCGTTTCTGCCAAATCCAGTAATTGCAGACTGTTTTCCAGTTCGGTAGATTCAGTGCCGATGATATGCAATCGTATCTGTACATTTCCATTCTGTACACCACTGCAGGGAGCCTTCCAAATGATAGGGAGAAATTCAATGAATATGGCAGGTCTTTTATCCGATAGATTACTTACCTCGTTCAAAATTTCCGGTTTCCATAATCCGAGATCTTTGAAAACACACTCTTGGGTATTTTCATTGGTGATTTCTCGTAAGCGGTTCACCATTGCCTGATAAAGTTCTTTTTTCATGATTCAAGAAATTAAATATAATGTTGATACTAAATAATATCTGCAAAGTAGGGTATTTCTGTGTGGATAGAAAAATAAGTATGAAGTGCCTGCATAGTTCTATGTAACTGTTACATTATAATTTGTCGATTGGCAGGGGTGACCCTTATGTTTGCATCCGTATTTGAATTAATAACATAAATATATGTAATGATGAATGAAGAAACAATTACAATGAAACAAAAAGCCGAATTCCGGGCTTCCGGGCTTCTGCTGGATCTGGGAATCTCTATTCCGGTTCGTCCATTACGATTCATGACAAAGAAGAAACGGTGTGGAATTACCATGCGTACTCCCGCATTAGGCGGGCTTATCCGGATTTCCCGTAAGTATTTGCAACTGGGGGTATCAGTCGATGAAATGCAGAATTATACGTTTGACCAGAACATGGAGTTTGTAGCCGGACGTGGCAAGGAAGTCAGTGAATTGGTAGCTTGTGCCATCGTCAGCGGCTATATCACAGGACGATTGTTTAATAAAGTAGTAGCTTGGTGGTTACGCTGGCGTGTGCATCCGGCCTATTTGCAGGAAGCTATGTTACAGCTATTACTTTTGTTGGACATAAAGTCTTTCTCGACTACTATCAAATCGGCGCAGATGATGAATGTGATGACTCGCCGTTTGAGCCATGGAACAACAGGGAGTTAAAGGGATATACGGAAGGCCCTCATAGCCCGTTCGGATTAATTTGGCAGATAGCCTCTGCCACAGGTTGGACACCTCGCTATATTATGTGGAATATCTCTTATCCCATGTTACTGCTAATGGCAGCGGATGCACCAAGGTATGTGGATGCAAAAGAGGCACAGAAAAAAGCACGCAGGAATTATTGCAAAGGTAAGCAGGCGCTTGATTTTTTTCAGACCAGATTATCAAAAGATGAATAAATATTAACTTAAAATAGAATCATATGACTAGAGGATTGAGAAATAATAATCCGGGTAATATTCGCCACGATGGAACACGGTGGCAGGGGGAAATAATTCCCTCAACAGATTTTGCATTCAAACAGTTCAAAACTATGGCATATGGCTATAGAGCCATGTTGAAACTACTACGTAACTATGCGTTGTTACATCATTGCTATACTATTCGTACGATGGTGAGCCGATGGGCCCCACCTTCGGAGAACGATACGAAAAGCTATATTACTACTGTTGCGAAGATAGCGGGTATCGACCCCGACCGACGGATTGATATTTATGACCGTCATCTCATGTGTTCATTGGCTGGGGCGATGAGTCGGGTAGAGAATGGAACATCGGCTGTTATGGCTGATGTAGAAGCAGGATGGGATTTACTTTAGCATAGGGGACGATGGATGTATTTATGCAAATATTGACTATGCTATTTCCTGCCGGAATAGGCTCAATCGTGACTTGGATGTTTAGCCGTAATCTCTACCGTGCTAAGAAAAAGAAAGAAGTACATGATATTTATCAGGTGATGTACAATGATGTATGTACAACTTTAACTCATATCAAAGATGAAAACAGAAAATTATACCAGATTGTGGAGCGGTTTGAAAAAGCAGTACTCAAAGCTACAGATTGTTGCTATTGGGATGATTGCCCTATGCGTCATGAGTTGCAGGAGTCAGCAGAACTTGCAAATGCAGTCGGATTATCAGGGCGACAGCCTCCGGTCAAGAAAAAAGGTGGAACTGGCACTTATGCCCGTGCCTCCAAGCCAGGCAAAACTCACCTGACTTCGTCACTCAAATTCGAGTGGTTTTATAATTGGTTTATAATAAGAAAGTTATAACTTTGTGTCACCTAATATTGGGTGACACTCATTGTTTTTAAACCATGTTTATACGTAAGAAGAGATACCCGTCAGGAAATACCGGAATTATAATTTGCGAGAAGCGAAACGGCAAATTATGTGAGCTTTACCGAATAGGTATAGCAAAATCCGATGAAGAAATAACAGATCTTATGAAAGAGGGCAAGGACTGGATAGACAAGGAACAGCAGCGTCGCCAACCGCGTCTAGATTTATATGGCGATGAGCGTAAGGCTTGTGAAAACGAACTGGCTGTTACAGAAAATGTCCTGTCTAACATCAGCAACATCCTGATAAACGGTTCGGACTTGATACTTGACCGTGTTTTCGACCTTATAGGCTTCAACCGCATTGACGACATAATTTTCCGGCAGCTTGTCAAGGCCCGTCTGTCATATCCGGCTAGCAAGGCTGCGACGGTGGAATATCTGAAGAAGCATTTCGATGAGGATGTGGACTTGTCCAAGATATACCGCTATCTTGACAAGTTGGGTGACATGCAGCACCGTCTTGTACAGGAGATAAGCGTAAGGCATACCCTTAAGCTGTTCGGTGGCAATATAGGTCTGCTGTTCTATGATGTGACGACCCTATACTTTGAAGTAGACAAAGAGGATGACCTGCGCAAGACGGGATTCTCCAAAGAAGGCCGCCACAAGAACCCGCAAGTAATACTAGGGCTACTGGTGAGTCTTGACGGTTATCCGTTGGCCTACTGCATCCACGAAGGCAACAAGTATGAGGGACATACGATGCTGCCTGTGGTGCGACAGTTCGTGGAGGAATACGATCTGCATGACTTCATTGTGGTAGCGGATTCCGGACTTATGACCAACGATAATGTCAACGAGCTGGAACAGCTGGGCTACAAATATATAATCGGAGCAAGGATAAAGGCCGAAAGCGAAATGGTCAAATCGTGGATATTGGAGCAGCCCAAGGCTGACTGCAGAATGGTGGAATACATCAAGGAGGGAGGCCGTAGGCTGCTGGTGGGCTATACCGATGACCGGGCAAAGAAAGACGCATACAACCGCGACAAGGGCATACGCCGCCTTGAAAAAGCATACAGGACCGGCAAACTGACTAAAGAGAACTTTAACAAACGTGGCTACAACAAGTTCCTTGAACTGAAGGGCGATGCGACCGTAACCATCAATTACGACAAGCTCAACGAGGATGCCAGATGGGACGGGCTCAAAGGGTATCTGACCAATACGGATATTCCAACAGAAGCCGTCTATGTAGCCTACCACAACCTGTGGAATGTGGAGCGTGCGTTCCGCATAGCCAAGTCAAAGATAGAAGTACGCCCCATGTTCCATTTTACGCGCCGACGCATAGAAGCTCATGTGTGCATCTGCTTCGTGGCGTTGAAAGTTTACAAAGAGTTGGAACGTCTGCTCAAACTGTTCCATATCAATATGAGCGTGGATAAAGTGCTTGCCATGGCTCAGACTGTAACAACTATCGAGATAGAATTACCGCTCAACAAGGATGTTATACGCAAAACAATGATTATGGAAAGGCACAAGCGAATCGCTCCACTGTTCTCCGATGAGTTTTGGGTGACACGTTGACGAAGTCAGGAAAAAGGTGGAACTGGCACTTATGCCCGTGCCTCCAAGCCAGGCAAAACTCAAACTGATAATACCGCAGATTAAATCTCTTCCAATTGGAGCCGGATATATGTATCAGAGCGGTCGTGCTACAATAAACATCACAAAAACAGAGGGAGATACCTTGTTTCTGACAGCTACTTATGATAGCCTGCAACGGGAGTATTTGCGGTTGGAAGAAGAGCTAGTCCGGTTTCGTGATTTTTCTACGTATCAGTCAACATCTCTTATGACAAGAGGACCAACCGGATGGCAGTTCTTTTGGATATGTTTTGGAAAATGTTCGGCAATCATTTTATCTTTTGTCTTTGTGATAAAAATAAAGAAAAGAACATAGATTCTCCTGAATGAAGTTGAAAAGGAAATTCTGCGTTTATGAATAAAACTCATTTACGCAGAATTTCCTTTTTTAACTAAACGTTGTAATTGGGGAATTTAGTGATTGCGTTGAGATAGTTGTAGAATGTTTCTTCAGAGATATGATAGATTGGATATATATATCGTCTGAGGATTTCTCTATTGGATAAACCTGACCGTGAATATTTGTCATAAATTCGATTTACGTCTTTCACTCTTTCTTCGTAACTTTTACCTTCCAGTTTGTTTCTCATAATCTGATACTTTTTAGTTCTTTATTCTTGTGAGTCAATCTCTTTTCTTGAATTTGTTATCATAAAGGTCTGAAAAATATTTGTATTATAATGGAAAAAAATGAGACTTGTGCAATACTTACATACATTTATGTAAGCGTTATACTGTTATTTGTTTTTAGCTTCTTCTCCCTGTATGTTTGCATTGTCGTTTAATTAATAACTAAAAATATATTTATTATGGCACAAATTAATGACGGTCTGACGTTTGGATTGGACCAATTTAAATTCAACAACCAAGTATTAGGTTACATTAGTGAGGAAGGTTTGGCTTGGGGAGGTGATAAACCTGAGAAAGTGAAGATCAATGCTGCTCAAGTAAAATCCGGTCCGGTAAAAATCATTGTTAAGAACAACGGTACTAATGTGATTACATTTAAGCTTATTCAACTTGATGGTCCACATTGTGAAGCGGTGATGGGTGGAAAGACTGAAGTTAATGGGACGTACACACCACCTGTTGCGGTAAACCTAGAAGGTCCCGCCGAAATACTCTGCACTAGTGGGCATGCTATTCGTATCAGTAAAGGTAGTTTATCTGCGAAACTTTCTGGTAATATCAATGGTAGTGAAGTTCTGGCTATCGAATGTGAACTGGAGATACTGGCTTCTGCTGATGGTGGAGCTGGATATACTATCTGCCCGCCTGCAAGTTCTTCTGCGGGTGCTTGATTGAAGAATTGAATGATTACTTATTTTATTAACTAAAAACAAATTAAAATTATGGCACAAGTAAATGATGGTTTGACTTATGGATTAGACCAGTTTAAGTTTGGTGAAAAAGTACTGGGGTACATTAGTGAAGAAGGCTTGGCTTGGGGCGGTGATAAACCAGAGAAGGTGAAAATCAATGCTGCTCAGATTAAAGGCGGTCCGGTGAAAGTGATTACCAAGAATAATGGTACGAATGTGATTACTTTCAAGCTTATCCAACTTGACGGTGCGCATTGTAAGGATGTGATGGGAGGTACTGTGGCTGCTGACGGTACATATACTCCACCGGAAAAGGTAGAAGATTTGGTTGGCGTTGCAGATATTAAGTGTGCAAGTGGGCATACTATCCGTGTTTTCAATGGTAGTCTTTCCGCTAAGCTTTCCGGTAATATTAATGGTAGTGAGGTTTTGGCTATCGAGTGCGAATTGGAAGTGTTGGCTCCTGCTAATGGTGGCGCTGGTTATGCCATTTATCCGCCGGAAGTAACTCCAGCATAAGGATTAGTTTTATAAGCAGACCGGAACTGAAGTGTCAATCTCTTTAATCAGTTCCGGTTTCTTTTTGCTTTTTGTGAATTACTATTATTGCCATACCTTACTTGAATTCTCTGTTATTTTCACATTTACATCCTTTTTATTTATTGATTTTCTTGAATATAAGGAATTGTTTCTGAATCTTTGCCTATCTTTGTGCTATCTATAACAAAACAATTTGTTAACTAAAATAGCAACCAATATGAAAAACTATTTATTCTTAGCGATAGCTGTTATCGCAATTATGTTTTCGTCTTGTAAGGATGACGATGAAAAACATACTCCGCTTCCTTTTATTCAAGTAAAAGTAACTTCTGATGACGCTATTCAACCTGATGGCTTTATTTCTTTGTTTTATTTAGATGGTTATGAAATAGCAGAATGCCCAAATTATAGGGGGCTTTCAGGTTATGATGATCGGTGGGTTTATGCAGAAACTACTGATGGTAAATTTGTAGATCCTGTAACGAAAGGGAATGGCAACAGGTTTTATGACTTTGCTGAAAAATATGATTATTCTGTAGAAGCTATTTATTGGAATGATAATGGTTTTCCATATGGTATTCCACCTGTCGGTGGAAAGTATGTACTTTACGTACAGTCTTTTGAAGGGAATCATCCACGTGCTTTTAAAGAGTTCATATTTGACCAAAGTAAAAGAATAACGGTTCATCTTCCTTCTGCTACAGAGTTTGGAGAATGCGTTGAGGCTACTTGGAAAATAGTGAATTCTGCTGATGGAGAGTAGAAGCCGCTATAATCATAATTCACTATATAATTTATGATGATGTAAAAAACTATATCATATTATTTTATGAAGTCTGTAATGCTTACGTATAATTAAGTAAGCGTTACAGACTTTTTTGTTTCTCTTTATTATATGCTTTATGTTTGCTTTGTCAATTTGAATATTTGATATCTAAATTAAAAACAAATAGTATGGAAACAGTAAACTTGGAGGCTATTGTGGGAATTAATAATACCCAAAATGGTTCAGGGACGCTTAATAGAGAAAACTTAAATGCTCTATTAAAACAATATCAAATTTATACGGAAAAGCGTATAGAGTTAGAAAAAAAGTACGATGGAGAGATTGCTACTTTGGAAAAGGCACGTATGGATGCTGAACTACAAGGGAATAGACGGCAATTAAACCAAATTAATGGTGCCATGGTACAAGCTATTAAGAAGCGGGGAGAAGAATTGATGAAGTTAGATTACAATCAATTTAAAGATACCCCAGAATACGGACGCGCTTTTCATAATCTGTCACAAACATCAACAGGAACTTTGAACTCTCTCTTGGAACAGTTTAAGAGAGTGCAACAAGAATCTGCTAATGTGTTATCATCAGATCAATTAAAAGAATATATAGCTAATATTCAAAAATTAAGTGATGAGCTGGAAAATCGTAACCCATTTCAGGCATTAGTTACGCATTTGGAAGAACGAAAAGAGGCGCAAGGTGAACTTAGTGTAGCAAAGCAGCAATTGAATGATGTAAATGCTGGTAAGCAAATAGTAACGCACAGGCAATATAATCAAAAGTCTGGAAAGATAGATGTAGAATATCTTTCTGCTGCTGATGCTGTGAAACAATATAATGCGGCTCAAGATAAAGTAGTAAAGAAAAACGCTCAGATTCAAGAAGATGAGAAGAAAATACAGAGTGCTATCACTCAATTATCTAAATCCTTGAAAGGATTAGGGAGTGCTATAGGAGGACTCGGAGGAGAAATATTATCTACTGTTGGGGATATTATGACTTTTACAATGACAGCGATGAATGGAGTAGATACTGTAAGTCAAGCATCTGCGTCCGCAATTCAAAAGGTGGAAAAAGCATCTGTTATTCTTGCTGTAATTGGTACTGCTATACAATTAATGATGAAACTCACTTCTTTATTTAGTGATGATGGAACAGAGGAGTATGAACGAGCTGCAAAAGCATATGATGTATATATCAAAACTTTAGATAAAGTTATTGATAAACAAAAAGAACTTTTTGGTTTGAACTCGGCAGTTGGAGAAAAAGCATTTGAGGATGCAAAAGAATATGTGAAAAGCCAGTCTAAGCTTGCATCTGAAATGGGTAAAAATTATTTAAATGCAGGCGCATCTTGGAAATCGCATTCAAATGGGGTAAAGCAGAAAGATAACATATCAAAGAGTGCATGGAATGAACTTAAGGATGCATTAGGATATGATACTTATAGGCGTATTCGAGATGGTCGGATGACTACTTTGTTTGATTTAACACCAGAGCAGATATGGACTTTACAAAGAAGTGCAACGACTTTCTTTTCACAATTGGATAGTGATACGCAAAAGTATTTAAATCAGATGCTTGCATGTTCCGATGCTTTAAAACAATTAGAAGTAGATCGTAACACGGAAATACTTGGGAATGTCGATTATTCTAATTTCCAGGATAGTTTCTTGGATGTTTTGAAGAATTTGGATAGTAGTTCTAAAGATTTTGCTGATAATTTTGAGAGGTATTTACAGAATGCGATATTGACCTCTTTGATAAAAGATAAATATCAGAGTGATATAGAGAGACTGTACAAACAATGGACAGAAAAAACAAAGAGTGGTAATAAGCTAGACGGAGATGAAGCGAATGAATTACGTATGGAACAGGAAAGAATAGCCAATGCCATGTTGAGAGAAAGAGATGAAATGATGAAAATTTTTGGATGGACTTCTGAAAGTTCCCAGCAGCAGTCCGGTCGTTCCGGCTCCTTCAGCACCATGTCTCAGGAGCAAGGCACAAAACTCGAAGGATTATTCACTTCTGTTCAGGATCATGTGAGCAGTATAGATACTATTGTTTTTGATATCAGCCGTTCCATGTACGAAGCATCAGACTCGTTGGTTGCTATTGTACGCAATACAGGCTATTGCTACCATTTGGAACAGATGGCGGCAGATATATCGGAATTGAAACGTGATGGAATTAAAATGAAATAAGTATGGAAAAGATTTTAGAAGGATTATTGCTTGTCAATAATCAAGATGTGTATCTACAGTATGGGGCTTTCCTTACAGAGGACAAGCAAGGTGATTATAGTAATTACTCGGCATTGCTCAAACCACCTTCCATGAAGGATTATCCTGCCGTAGTTTATCGCGAAAGAGATGGTGAAGAGTTACCGGAAGTATTGCCTCAACCGAGATTCGAGGCGCGGGATGTGACTTTGTATTTTGCTATCGTAGCGGAGACAACACAGAACTGGTTGGAGCGTTATACCGGTTTTGTCAATCTTCTCAAAAGTGGATGGCTTCAGATACGATTGCCGGAAATTGATAAGACGTACCGGATGTATTATAAGGAATGTAGCAGTTATGACCAACTGACTTTCCTCGAAAAGGATGGCTTGTACGCTGCACGTTTTAAGGTGAAGTTGCGGGAGCCGGTTCCGAGTGTATAATAATTGAAAAAATGAAATGACTTATGGAATTAAATATTTATGATGGAGAAGGTATTTTGAAATTTACCGCTCCTACCTCTTCTTCTTGTACCTGGACCCATGAACTGATGTCCGAAAATAGTCTCTCTGTTAGTTTTGTTTCTCCTGAACTCTTGACTTTTTTGGTAAATGACTATATAGAAGTCGCGGGCATCCGTTTTACTATCCGTAGTGAGTATCGGCCACAGCAGAATAGTACGTTGGAGTACAGTTACAATATGCATTTTTACGGACCGGAACATGATGCAGAGCGAGTGAAGATGTTGAATCTGACGGACGGGCAGTTTGAATCCCAGTTCTCATTGGATAATAATGCAGCGGCCCATCTGCAGAAAGTGGTGGATAATCTGAACCGTATCGACGGTTCTGATACATGGAAAGTGGGTGAAGTTGTTGACAACGGCAAACGAAACATTGAATACAGCAACGTGAATTGCTGGGATGCTCTTGGCATGATTGCCGAGACTTTTGAAACGGAATGGTGGATAGACGGGCATCATGTAAACTTGACCCGCTGTGAACGTGGAGATGCGGTAAGTCTTGGCTACGGACAGGGACTGACAAAAATAGCTCTTACTGAGAACAGCAGTGATGTGAAATTCTTTACCCGGTTGATTCCTTTGGGTAGTGCCCGCAATATTGACCGGAGTAAATATGGCTTTTCCCGGTTGCAACTTCCCGGACGGCAAAAGTATGTAGAACAAAATATTCAGTATGGATTGTATGAACAGGTGGAGGAAGCTGCTTTCTCTGAAATTTACCCCAAGCGTGTCGGCAAAGTGTCTGATGTCCGCCATATTGAGAAGAAGAATGAGAATGGGCCGTATACAATTTATTACTTCAAGGATAAGGAATTGAATTTCAATCCGAATGATTATGAACTTCCCGGTTTGGTGAAACATATTAGTTTTCTGAGTGGTGAATTGAACGGGCGTGATTTTGAAGTGAACTATAATAGTAATACGCGTGAATTTGAGATTATCACTACATTTCCTGACGAGAGGACGCAGGTTCCGGGCGGTCATATAATTCCTGCGTCTGGTGATGAATATATCTTGTGGAATATCAGTATGCCCGATGAATATTATACGCAGGCTGAAAAGGAATATGAAGCCGCCGTGCGTGATTATCTGCAAAAGGGAAGTGTTGATACAATTGTTTATCGTTGTGACATGGATTATATTTACGTGGATGCCAATCGGGTACCCCTCATTCCGGGACAACGTGTCCGACTGTTGAGTAACGAGTATTTCGGTGAAACGGGGTACAAGGATACACGTATAACGAGAATTTCACGTAAGCTCGATAATTTGTCCGGTGCTACTATCGAATGTACGAATAAGGTAGGGAAGGGATGGAAGAAAAGTATCGATGCAGGACTGAATGATTTGAAGTATGTAGTGGCCGAGAATTTCAAACAGGCTATTATTGAAGTGTTGAAAACTTGGGATACAAAGACTCCGACCAATTATGATGTGTTTTCATCTTTGCGTTCCCGGAAAGAAATCGATGAACGTGCTATCAGCAAGTTGCGTCCGGATGAAAGCAATTATTTCCTCAAATTCTTAGGTGGGTTACTTATAGAACAAGGGCTTTCGGTAACGGGAGGATTGACAACCGATACGCTTACCGCAACGGAAGTCACTACTCAAATCATGCATATTCTTGATAAACTGGTAGGTAAGGAAGCTTCATTCTCCGGTACTGTTTCTTCCTATGATTATGCTGAAAAGTTTTTGGGATGGTTGATTTCTCCTTCAGGTGATGCAGAATTTGGTAATGTACGTGTTCGTGGCTTTCTGGAATCGGACGAGTTGCGATATAACCGGGTCGAAGTGGTCAGTGGGGAACGTTGGAATGCTTCGGGAGGTGGCATTATCGTTTCTGTGGATGAAGAGACCTGCAGGATTCGGTTGAAACTTGAGCCGGGGGAGGTTGCTTCGGTGGCGGTAGATGATATTTGCAAGGCTACGTTTAATGATGCGACAGGTTTTCAAACGGTTTATTTCCGGGTTACGGAGATAGTGGATGAGGCTACGTTTGCTTATGCGCTTCGTGACGGTACGACACATCATCCGTGTGCATTGATGCATTTTGTCTGTTATGGTAATTTTACGAATGTTTCCAGGCAGTGTTCCAGTTATGAGACACAAAGTTATAAACGTTATTTGTCAGGAGTCAGTGATTGGGAGATTACAAAAGATTGTATTGTGATGCAGTTGGGAGATTTGTCGAACTTGAAATTGTTTGGTATCAATATGGAAGGACACAGCGCTTATTTGCGTAATGTGTATCTGACTGGAACAATCAGGCAATTGTCTTCTGATGGTGTTACAGAAACGCCGGTTCCCTGTTTTAAAGGTGAATATGTACTAGGAAATTCTTACTATTATTATGATGAGGTGGTGTATAATGGAAGTACATGGCTTTGTATTTCCAAGAATTCGACGGAACAGGAACCGACGGAAGATGCTGCTGATTGGAAATTGCTTGTAAGGAAAGGGATTGATGGTAAGGATGGAAGCCTGCTCCGCCCTCGTGGAATATGGCAAACTGGAGTTGATTATGTAAATGATAGTATGTATCGGGATACGGTAATTTATAATGGCAACAGTTATGTATGTAAGGTTTCTCATACCTCGGACACTGTTTTTGATTCTGCGCAATGGAGCAATTTTAATGAGTTTGTCAATGTGGCTACTCAGGTCATGCTTGCGGAAAATGCTTCTATTGATGTGTTGGGGGCTTCTTCTATATTTGTAGGTGATCAGAATAAGACACAAGGTTGGGAAATGACGGGAGGAGCGATTAAGCATAATGTAAGTGGACTGGAACTGACTGTAGACGGGCGGCTAGTAGATCCGGACGGATTGGAATTCTCGGTTGGTGGTATTGAAAATGTGGTTCAAGATACTGTGAGAGGAGGTGATAATCTGGTTCCTAATAGTGATTATGCTGAACAGAAAGAGGTGCATCCAGGATGGGATGAGAGCCTTAATGGTACAGTTTCTGCAATTGGATGGAGTGACTATGATGCAAGTATTGCCAATCCGGAGGAAGGGTATCATGCGCATTTGAATACAACGCGATTCGATTTTCCGGTTTTTGAGCTCAGAACACGTTACCAGAAACCTGTGAGTGTGGAATATGTGAATATGGATAGTTATGGAGTATGGACTATAGATGGAGTTTATCGCAAATCTCCTGTTATAACCCACAATCAGGTTACTCGTGAAAAGATCTTATTCTATACAAATTTAAATATAAATCTCGATTTATATGCCAGTGATATAAGAAAACGTCAAGCCCACCCCTATCTTTACGGCGTGGAGGTCTCGGCGGGCGAGCCTCACAATAAATGTTTCACGAGCTCTTAGTCTCAAAATGTAATAGCCTATGCGGATAGTATGTGGTCTTGACGTTCACAAAGATAGTGTCTTTGTTTGTATATTAAGCGAGAACGGGGATAAATTTGAATCCAAGTACGGAGTTTTAACCCCGGAACTGGAAGAATTGCACCAGTTACTGGTCAATCATGGAGTAAAGGAAGTCACGATGGAAAGTACGAGTATCTACTGGCATCCCATCTGGCGCATCTTGGAGGACATAGAGGAATTAAAACTTGTCAACCCCTATTTCATCAAGCAGCTTCCCGGCCGCAAAAGTGACGTAAGGGATGCCGCATGGATAGCCGAGTGTACAATGAAAGATCTTATCCGTGGGAGTTTCGTTCCCGCTCCTTTGGTGCAGCGTATGCGGCAATATAACCGTCGCATCTTCGACCTGAACAAGGAGAAAGTCTACAAGTTGACCAAACTCGACGCAGTTCTCCAACGTTGCAATATCCGCATCAGTAACTATGTTTCTTCCACGGACAGCAAAAGCTACAAGGAAGTGGTCCGTCTTCTTTCCGAAGGCGTGACGGATGCCATACTGCTTGCGGATACCATTCACGGACGTACGGTAAACCGTGTGGGGAAGGATGTGATAATCGCCTCGTTGACCGGTGTCGTTTCAGAGGTAGACATCGACCTGATACGGCAATACCGTGAGGAGATAGAACTGGATGACAGGCACCTTCAAGAATGTCAGGAGAAACTGACGGCCATCTGTAAGAAAGAATTCCCCAAAGAGTTCGAGAACCTGCAGACAATCCCCGGAGTGAAAGAACGTTCGGCAACCTCCATACTCTCAGAAATAGGAGCCGACATGAAAATGTTCATTACAGCCTCGGCACTGGTCTCATGGTGCGGTCTCAAACCCCGTAATGATGAAAGCGCAGGAAAAATCAAATCACGCAAGATAACGCATGGCAACAAATACATCAGGAAGACCATGATCGAATGCGCATGGGGGGCAAGCCGTACACAGGACTGTTTCTATTCACAATTCAGCTATATACAGACTGTGGTCAGGAGAAAGAATGCGATGAAGGTCAAAGTGGCGGTAGCACGTAAAATGTTGGTTGCCGTTTGGCACGTGTTGAATGAGGGTGTTCCATACCGTGATTATAAGATGCTTCAGGCGCAAGCCGGTGGCAACTCATAATATACCGTTTATTGTAAGGTCAGTACTTTTGTGGTAGTATGTAACTCCGTTTTACAAATTGACTGATGCTTTAAACGGCTTAGGATGCCAGTGTTGGTTTATAAAGACCGAAGAGGAAAATGATACTTCTTTTACAATCTCATTGACCGCCCTATAAGGGACGGGCAAGAAGCATTATACCCCTACATACAGACATGGATGATTGTAGCCATAAAGATAGGGGTGGGCTTGACGTTTTCTTAGAGGAAATGTTGCAAATGCTGTGGTGAGATTTGAAATTAAGGCAAACTCGGAATCTAATTATGACTGGCTTTTTGTTGGAAAAGTGGATGATGCAAATGCTTCTTATTCTAATTACCAGGATCGAGTTTTGGGAACCGGAACAAACACCAAGACGGTTTCAATTACGGTTCCTGCTGCAGGACAACATTTTGTAATAGTGGGATATAGAAAAGATAGTTCTAATAATACCGGGAGTGATTGTGGTTGGTATCGTTTGCTTTCGGGCTATGCTCAGGAAATATATTCAGACCGTTCCGTACATACCTCGGTCAATATTCCTCGCTATGTTACAGAGATAGGGATGGATGGGGAGTATCAACTTGGTTTTGAGGTTTACGCAGATACTGCGAATTTAACAGTATCTTATGAAATTGAAGCTAATGGTGGTCAGAAAACGTTCCTTACTAAGGAATTGAATAGTTGGCAGACTATATCCCAAACTTTTAAGGTTCGGAATATTTCATCTGTTCCTACTTTTAAAGTAATAGCTTTGGGAGGTACAGGCGGAACAGGATATATTAGAAATGTATCAATAAGAAAGTTAGGAGCATTTGCTAAAGAATTATTGAAAACCGGTATTGATATTTCTAATCGTAAAATAGTGTTGACGGCTGATAAAACTCTTGTCCGAAGTAACTCGGGAGTTGAGATCGCTATGTTTAAAGAGGTGAATGGGGTACCGATGATTGACGCGAAGAATTTGTATACGGAAAATTTAACAGTGAGTGACGGAGCTACTATTGGTTCGTGGAAGATATACAACAATAGAATCATGGCTAATTATAGCACAGGTATAGGTGATCCAACTATAGCCGGTCTCAATCTGGAATGTAACGGAGGCAAGTTTCTAAGAATTAATGAACAAGGGGAAGGGATGATGAATATTCGAAATGATCAGGGGGATGCTTTATCTTTGTCTACTTATGGTGGTGGTACTGCATTGGCTATTACAGCAAATGGGGCTAATACAACGGGATATGCCATAAAAAGTGCTGGTCAACATATGTTTTATCAACGTAGCGGTGATGTATGGAATGCTCCCGGAGTATTATGGGCTGGTAGAATATCTAGCGGAGGTGATGTTCAAGCGAATTGGGGTAATGGATGTACGATAAATAGGGTGCGTAGAAGTAGTACGGGAGTCTATATAGTTGACCATAACCTAAATAATACTGATTATATGGTGTTTACGACCTGTATAAGCAATCATAGTTTTGTGTTTGTTCCGGAAATATACAACAATTATTTTGTCATATATGTACGAAACAGAGGAGGGGATAATGCAGATCAAACTTTTAATGTGATGATTGTTGGACGTAATAAATTTTAAATCATGAAAATAGACTTTAGAAGAATTGAAGTAAAAGACATTGAAGGGAATATTGTTCCTTTTGATATGTCCAAAGTGCTAGGTAATGCAATTTATCAGAAAACTGCTGATTTGGGAGAGTTGGAACTAGCTCGGGATATTTACAGAAATGGAGAGGTCGAATTAACGCAAGAACAAGTAGAATGTATTAAAGACTATGTGAAAACAGCTTTTGTAGCATTTGTTCAAGAAGCCGTTATAGCGATGTTGGAATAGCTGGTAGCGCTTACGTCTTACTTCCTTTTTTCGGGCGGATAAATCTTATCAAATGTATCTTTGCAACTTTGTTGCACGAATCATTCGCTATCTTTGCAGCAACTAAAAGAGAAAATATATGGGACATTGCAGTTGTTGTGCACACGGACACGGGTGTGCGTCTGAAAAGGAAATTGGAGTTAAGAGGTCTGTATTTCAAGAATATTGGAAAGTCGGACTTTCATTTATATTGCTGATAGCCGGTATCGTGATGAATGCTTTGGATGTGGCATTTTTCCAGAAGGAATATGTTGCTTTGGCCTGGTATGTCATAGCTTATCTCCCGGTAGGGATTCCTGTGATGAAAGAGGCTTGGGAAAGCATGAAGGAACGCGATTATTTCAGTGAGTTTACTTTAATGATTGTGGCTACAATCGGTGCGTTTTATATAGGCGAGTATCCGGAAGGGGTGGCTGTAATGCTGTTCTATACAGTCGGAGAGCTATTTCAGGAGAAAGCGGTTGATAAAGCGAAACGTAATATTGGCGCTCTCTTGGATGTGAGACCGGAAAAAGCTTTGGTGCTGAGAGATCATGAATTGATTGTAGAGAGCCCGAAGAATGTCAAAGTCGGTGAGATAATTGAAGTAAAAGCAGGTGGGCGGGTACCTCTGGACGGAACGATGGAGAGTGAGGTCGCTGCATTCAATACAGCGGCGCTAACGGGTGAAAGTGTGCCGCGCAATATTCGGAAAGGAGAGGAAGTACTTGCCGGAATGATTGTGACGGATAAGGTTATTCGTATAAAGGTGACAAGACCTTTTGATAAAAGTGCGCTTGCCCGGATATTGGAACTGGTTCAGAACGCTTCCGAACGGAAAGCACCGGCAGAATTGTTTATTCGGAAGTTTGCGCGTGTCTACACCCCGATTGTAATAGGGATGGCAGTATTAATCGTTCTTCTGCCATTTGTCTATTCATTGTTTGGCACGCATTTTGTATTTACATTTAATGATTGGTTGTACAGAGCTTTGGTTTTTCTCGTAATTTCGTGTCCATGCGCTTTGGTGGTGAGTATCCCGTTGGGATATTTTGGAGGTATCGGAGCCGCATCCCGGCTTGGCATCCTGTTTAAAGGCGGGAACTATCTGGATGCTATTACGAAAATCAATACAGTTGTATTCGATAAAACAGGGACTCTGACCAAAGGAACGTTTGAGGTGCAGGAATGTAAACCGGTGTCCGGTATTGCGAAAGAAGAGCTGATCCGATTGATAGCTTCGGTAGAACGAAATAGCACACATCCGATAGCTAAAGCCATTGTGGAATATGCGAAACAACAGAATGCAGAACTGATGTCAACCTCCGATACGAGAGAGTTTGCCGGTTTCGGTCTGGAGGCGACGGTTGATGGAAACACTGTGTTGGTCGGAAACAGTCGGCTGTTGTCCAAATTTAATATTGCATATCCGGCAGAATTGTTGAAGGTAACCGATACGGTTGTGGTCTGTGCCATCGGAACTAACTATGCCGGTTATTTGTTATTAGCTGATACGCTGAAAGACGATGCGAAGACAGCGATTGATAACCTAAAAGCGTTGAATATTGAAAACATTCAGATATTGTCCGGTGATAAACAAAGTATTGTTACTAACTTTGCTGAAAAGCTAGGTATATCGAAAGCGTATGGAGACTTGCTGCCGGAAGGGAAAGTGCGACATCTGGAAGAACTGCGGCAGGATGAGGCTAATCAGATAGCGTTTGTAGGCGATGGCATGAATGATGCGCCCGTATTGGCGTTGAGCCATGTCGGTATCGCTATGGGTGGCTTGGGCAGTGATGCGGCAATAGAAACCGCTGATGTGGTGATTCAGACGGACCAGCCGTCTAAGGTGGCGGAAGCTATAAAGGTAGGAAAACTGACACGCCGGATTATCTGGCAGAATATTACGCTTGCATTCGGAGTGAAACTGTTAGTGCTGATATTGGGAGCGGGTGGAATCGCTACTCTTTGGGAAGCCGTTTTTGCGGATGTCGGTGTGGCGTTGCTTGCTATTATGAATGCTGTAAGAATACAGAAAATGATAAAATAG